GGAGTGCTTTAGGTATCTCACCTGTGGCAACCTGTGCTTTTTTTCTAAAAAGAGGTCTGTTTAAAACTTTTTTCATCTATTTTGCTCCGGTAATACCTGTACCCGCTAGAACATCAAAAGCTTTGTATGCACCAACACCTGCTCCTAAAGCTTGAGCAAACGGATTTACACCTGGACCTGTACCAGCAGTTACTTGTGATGCAGCAGTTGGTAGTGCGGTCATAATACCTTTTTGAAATTCTATTCTCTGAAAAGGCTCATAAGCACGTGCAACATCTGTTTGTCTTTCTGCTGTAAGTTGTCGCTGAGCAATATCTCTTTGTATTGCACCCGCTTGAGCTAATGATTGAATATCTCTTTGTTGCATTTGTTGAGCTTGAGTGGCAGCTGTTCCTAAAGCTTGTGCCTGATTAAGTAGAGCCTGTTGTTGAAATTGCTGTTGTTGTTGTGCTGCACCTAAAGCTGATTGAAAACCTTGTGCTCTTAATTGACCTATTTGACCTAAACGTGCACGTTCAATTTCTGCTCTTTCAACACCTTCTCGTCCACCACCAAAAGCACCACCGGCCACAGCTTGTGCGGCTCGTTGATTAGCTTGCATAGCTTGGGTGCCTGCTTGACCAATAGCTCCAATACCCTGATCAAATAAAGGTAAACCAACTCCCGGTGCTGTCATTGCAAAAGCTTGTTGTTCTAAAGGTGATGGTCCCGCAGATATGTATTCAGGGACAGCAATCGGTTGTTTTGATAACTCAATGGCCTCATCATATAGAGCTAATTTTCTAGCTTCAATTTCAGGAGCTTCTCTTGTTATTTGCGTAGTTTTTTCTGGAGCTGCCGCTGGAGCTGGAGCCGGTCCCCCTCCTCCGCCGCCACCAAAATATCCTTTTAAGCCTGTTTCCTCATTTACTTTACCTGCACCACCTATACTTTTTAACAAACTTTGTTCAAATTTATTAACGTGAACTAATTCTGTATCTTCTCTCTCACCTTTATCACAAATGTCATTATACAATAATTTGTATAACCATACTTTTAATTTTGTAGGTATTAATTTAAGTAGCCATTTCATAAAAATATCCTGTATGTTTAAAGTTTAAACTATTTTGTTTAATTGCTTTTGCCCAACCTTTTCGTCCAATAATCTCAAGTCCATCACATTCATTTTGTTTTGCATAATTAATAAAAAAACTTTCTATTTTTTTTAAATGTTTTAATACTTTAGTACCTCCGCAAAAAAGTATACCTAAAACAGTTGCAGCGGGATAAAATACTTTTTGAACAATATATACAGCGGTTATAACTTTATTAACTGTAATTAAGAACATAGTCATTTTACCCTCACGTAGGAGACGTAGTGTTGATTCTAAAGTATGACGGCCTTTTGATTGTTTAAGAACTGACTGAATCCAATTTTTAACTTTTTTATCCCAAAACACGTCCACACAGTCTCTATCAATTTGTTTTATTTCCATCATTAACTATATCGTAAATTCTTTTCAATTGATCCTGCTGATTATAAAAAAATGCAGCACCTTTACGTCTCATCTCTTTAAAATCTTTCGGACTAGCTCCTGACATAATACCAGCACCTAATATAGCGTCTGCACGTGACACAAATTCACCGTCAGCTAATTGCGCTAACATTGTATCTTCATCTTTGTCACCAAGCCCAGAACCATCTTCAACATACCCTGCTGCTCTTACATAATTATTCACATCGTTTTCATCGTGTTCCGTTTTACTAGGTAGATAGTTTACACCGCCTTCTCTATATTTGGGTATGGCATTAACTATGCCGCCTTGTGCAAGTGCATATCGTGGTGACTGAAAATCATATAACGCTTGTTGTTGACCTGCTGGATCAGCAGGAGTATCGTAAGTTGCTCTTTCACCAATACCTTGAAGATTATCTCTAGCTTTTGAATAAGCTGTTGCATATTGCTCTTCACTGTAAGGTGATAGATCTTCTGCCATTTGTTCTTGTGATTTACCACTTGCAGTAAGAGAGCTAGCTAATTGACCGCCGGCTGAACCTATTCCTACAGCTTGCATTGTTGTTAGAGGTGCTCTTGCAGTCTCCATTAAAGCTGTGGAGGCAGCACCTGTTCCACCTGACGCTGATCCAAAACCAAGGTTCAATGCTTGTGCCTGTGTAAGATTTGTTCCTGCTACTGGAGCACTACCGGCAGCGGCTCCTCCAAGACTAGAAAAAGCATAACCACCAATACCACCAAATAAAGCACCTAAACCAATTGATTTAAAAACATTACGTGCTGACTCGCCACGTGCTAAAGCAGAAATACCACCAATACCAGCACCAATTGCTATTGGCAGCATCAGACCTTGTAAAAAATATTGTCTGAGACCAGTCGCTGTATTAAGAGAATCTGCTCCTCCTAATGATTTTAAAAATTGTCTTTGTTGTTTGTTGATAAAAGTGATCTCAGTGTCACCATTAATACCTTTATTTGCGATGTCCTTTTGAAGGATTTTTTTTAACGAAACTTTTATTGATTTCGGCAAAAGTTTTAGAAACCATTTTAACATTCAATACTCCTAGTAATTACTAGGTTTCATTCTACTCTGTTTTAGCTAAGGTTTCAACACCGTGGGGCACCATCTCATCAGAAAGTCTGCCTGTATACTGATATTCACCTACGTGTGTTATATAATCACTGATGTAAACAAAACATTTGCCGCCTATTTTTTTCCATAATAAGCAAAAAGCAAAATCCTCACCTAGATAGGAACTTGTTTTTGGGTCAAAATGTGTGTCAAAAAAGTTCCAAAAGTGTGGCCTATCGGCAAATTCACCATTTATTATAGTTTTTTGTTTTATTTTCTTCTCAGGGTATGCTTTTATTAATTTGTTAAATACGTTTCGTTGTATCAACATAAAACCTGTCGGCATATGATCTGCCTCTATGACACCATCATTTATACGAACCTCATTGTGATCATCGGTCAATCGGACAGGATATGTAAGCGCGGCACTATGTGCTCTAACCTCATCAATAACCTTACCTTCCTGCACCTTTTTTATTAATTTTTTCATATTAAGTGTTTTCATAGGATAAACCATTGAGATAATCTCTTTTTGTTTTTCTAATAACGTAAAAACAGATTGTGGTTCAAAAGCAATATCTGAATCTATAAATAATAGATGAGTTGCATCTTTGTTTTCAAGAAAACCACTTACACAAAGATTACGACCTTGTGTGACTAAAGAAGATTTCATTAGTTGAAAGGTGCACCTCATTTTTCTCTTCCAACATTGTTTTTGTAATTCAAGTAAACTTTGAGTATAGTGTATGGACACCTCACTGTGTACAGGAGTTGCCACGTGTAAATGAATTCTATCTACAATTTTATCTTCGTGCTCTATCCAGATTGGTTTATTATTGACCACCAAGCACACCTTTTAGAAAAAAAGTCCATTCAACTGCTTTTTTGTCCCAAGAATAATAATTTTTTACAAAATCTTGTTGTCTATTCAAGTGTTTTTGAATGACTGGCTCGTGAAGCGTGCTTAGTGAATCTCTAATGCCGTGTGCAAATACTGCAGCCAATCTTGAAGGATCTTTGTCATACGTTACATAAATTGGAAACTCGGATCCCGTTTCATACAAAGCACCAAAATTAGTTGTAATACAATATAAACCTGCAGCCATACACTCTAATAATGATATACAAGATGTTTCTTCCCAAATACTTGGATAAGCATACATATGATAATTAGGTAATTTTTCTAAAATAAAATCATTTGATCTGTATCCAATATAGTTGACGTTAGGTAATTTACGAGCTTGTTCAAACAAAGGCTCATACTCTGCACGGTTTTTTTCATCAAATTCTTTGCCGTATATTTCTGTGCTTGAGTACACGTCTAATATTATATTATCATTTTGTAGATGTTGCATAGCTGCTAAAAGCACATTGAGACCTCGCCAAGGTGTGTTCTGATGAATTACTCGTAGTGTATCTCCAGGTTTGTATACTGTTCTTTCCGGAAAGTTTGTAACACCATTTTTTATAACGTGACATTTATTTGTTGGTACATCAAACATCATTCTAAATTTTTCATAATTCCAATGTGAGTTAAATACATACCAATCATACTTATCGTGATTTCTTTTATCTTTAAACCACGGTGCTATGTTAGGTTGATCATAACTATTTTTTTGCCATAATATATTTATCTTATCTTTTGACAGAGGAGTTTTTTCAGGAACTGATGTAGTAATATTAAATTTATCTAATAGTTTGTTATCTACAAACTTTTGTAAAAAACCTAATTGTAACTCTGTGCCACCAGAAGGGTTCATTTTGATTTAATCTCTCCACCATCCTCAGACATTTTCATTAAATCAGGATGATTATTTTTCTCTAAAGACATAATGATATCAGTAGCAATTGCTCCTAAATGATTTGCAAAATCTCTCGCACTTGAAGGATCAAAAACAAGTTTTTTCTTTTTATTTAAAATATCTAATTCTTTTTTGTTAAAATGCATTTCAGCTTCAGCCGTTTTATGATTTATAAGTATTTTCATTGACTATCGCCAAATAAATCAAAACCAGGGACTATAACATTTGTATCAATTACAATGTCGTCCTTAACTGTGTCTGTGTTTGGATCCTCTACGTCAGCTAGTGCGTGAGCTTCATTTAGATATTGTTGGTGAGTTTTTTTATTTCTAAATGTTTGCTTAGTTTCACATTTAATTGTTTTCATATTTATTTTTAACAATTAAAAAAATACAAAGCAAGTAAAATTATCCGTTTTCTTGTGATCTATCAATTAAAGCATATGACACAATACCCTGTATTTCATTTGCGGTACCTGCAGTGAGTTTAAGTATATCTCCCTCTTCTAAAACTAAGGTTTCAGATATAATCTGCCTTGTGGTGTTAGCCGCTATTGATGCATTATCTATTCGAAATGTTGCTCCTGCACTTGTATCAGTTACTTGTGTAGCTAAATTCACTGCACCTGACGAGCCGTTGTGAGCTTGTATTTGTTTAATTAAACATCTCCCAGTTGTTGGCGCAGTCAACACTGATGTCGTTCCTGTAGTCGTTAAATTAAATCCTGCATTTTTATAACGTACTGTCATTGTAAAAACCAATTAAAAGCATCTTGTTCATTCTTAAGATCAATTTGATAAGACGTGTTCAGTTGTGTTACAAGTGTATCCAAACCATATTTTGTTTGTCGTTGATTATCAACAATGTATTCTGCATTAGGTTCAGGTATTATTATATTAATTTTAGCCAACTTTTTTTCTCCCTCGCTTTAAAGACTCTTTTGCTTTTTTTGCAATACTTACAACTTGTGTTTTTCCCATCACCTTTGCACGTTGTTCCATAACTGTTAGTATTTGTATTTTACGTGCATAAGGTTTATTAATTTTTCTTACTTTAGCAACCGTATTACGAGCATCTGTGGGTGTAGCAAATTTAATTCGTACAGTATCTTTAGGGTTCTCATCAGTATAAAGTCTACGATCACTACCCTTTGGTTTTTTACCAGTTCCTACTTTGGGATCTTTTTTCTTTACCATTATCTTTGTCCATCCGGTTGAATATCAGCTCTAAATGTTCCAAATCTCCAGGATTCTCCACTAGCCGTATTTCTTAAATCAAAATTTACCGCTCGTGCTCTTGAACGAGTATCTATTTTTTTTGTACTAGAGTCAACTGTAAATGGTCCAAGAGTTGAAGATACCTCCGTGTCATTGGGAAAATCCCGTAAGTTAATAGTAACCTGAGCATTACCAGTTAATGCTCTAAAGTCAGGTATGAATCTTCTAATCTTTGCAAATATTTGACCTAACGTACCATCAAGGGGTAGTTCAAAATCTCCACTTTGTATACTACCAATTACAGAGGTTACATTACCTGCATCATCAACTTCGTCTGTACCCGTTTCGTGAAAATAAAGAGTGGTGGCTCCATTTGTATTTGTAACACCTTGAATCGTAGGAAAAGTAGGTGTGCCTGTTAGATCAAACTCACCAGCAATAGGATTATCAAATACTGTTTTGTCGTGATAAATAGTACGAGCTAAGCTACCGGTTGTCCACACACCCTCTTGATAATTTAACGTAACACTTCTATCAATTTGTGAAGAACCACTTTTTGGATAGAACCAATTTATTTCACTAAATAACGAATTATACTGTGCATATATTGTGTCACTGGCTGATAGGTTGATACCAAGGTCAGTTGTGTCTTTAGTTGTAAATACAAAGTCCTCAACTGAACAAGGCATTTTTTTTACTGTGCCGTCATACATATAAAAACCACCGGAACGTCCCATCCAAAAACAAGCACCATTAGCATATACTACACCGTGTTGAGAAATTAGACCACAGTTTGACCCTACTTGTGTAATACTAAAAGTAAATGGTGGGCCAACAAATTGCATTCTATAAGCAGAAGTGTCAGTTA